GAGACAGGCCAAGTGCAACCGCGGCCTGCTCGCGCGTCAGTAACGCTTCACTCATACTTTCCCTTTCGCCACGGCCACCGCAAGCGCCAGCAGAGCCGCGCACAGCAGGCCGATCACAATCACCTTCAGATACCGGACTTCGTTTTTGAGCCGGACTTCATTCTCCCGGTGGACCGCGATCATAGCTTCCGCCGCCCGGGCATCGAACGGAAGCGGCTGCTGGTCATCCATGGCGATGCCGGCGGCCACCAGCATGTCCCGATCGTTCTGCGTCCATCCGCTCATGCTTCACATCCTGCCAGCAGGTCCAGCTGGCCGCGCGCCCGGTCGCCCGAATGCAGCCAGCCGAACGCCCGCTCGTACTGCTCAATAAACCACTCGATATCATCCACGCCGGACCACACCACGCCACCACGCGCCCGCTCCCTCATCTGCCAGGCCTTCTGGTCGCAGGCCGTGCAGCGCTTGCGTGTGCCGCGGTTCTGGATACACCGGCACTGCATCCGCGCCTTCGGTTTCTTGAGTTCGACCCAGAGAGCGAGCGCGCCGTTTTTGAGGTAGTAGAGAAAGAGGAAATCGGCCGTGCCCGGCTCGCAGGTGGAGAACTGGCCGGGCACGATGGTGCGCTGCATCCGCACCGGACGCCAGCCGTGGTGCTCCATGAAGTCGCGAATCTGATTCGTGATGTCGGCCTCGACCAGAGGCGCGGGCGTTGCAAACCTCATGGATCAAGTCTGATCTTCTCTACTCTGTAACCAGGTGCGCCTTCTTCATCAAACTCTTTGCATGCTTCGATTTGCTTCTCTTCGCTGCTGAATATTCCAAAGAGATGCCCACCGTCCTCATACACGAGCCAGACATATTCCGGCATTACTGCACCGCCGCCGTGGATTCGCCCTTCGCCGGCTTCTTGTCAGCCAGCGGCAGTGTTTCCTGCTTGACGTAGCTAACCTTCATCGCGCCCTGATGCTCGCCGATGCGGCGGATATATTCATCCACCTGCGCTGCGACACCAGGCGCCGACGAGCGCACCACGAAGCGCAGTTCCCGCCGCTTCATTTCGTCCTTCTGGACGGTCGCCACCTTGAAGTCCTCGATGGACGAGATATCGAACTGGAGTTCGTTCGCCTTCAGTTGCTTGTCGCCGGGCGTCAGAATCAGATGCGTGGCGAGTAGTGAGCCCTCGAGATTGGCGCTCGAGACGCTGTGGCCGGGATCTTCCCAATCCATTTCAACCATGACCGGCTCGGTGAATTCAGCCGTCATGTGGATCCGAACGAAGGCGCCGCCCTCTTCCTGCCGACCGTCAAAGTAGCGGACCCAACATCCGCGGAACGTGATGCTCTCTGCCATTGCTGCCTGCTTTCTTAAAATGGAATCCAGTTCCTGCAAAGTCGGTTTGGGCAGCAGCTACGGTCGTAGATGACCGGGCACTGATACCCGCCGCTGGTTCTGCATGGGCCGCCGCAGGCTGAGCACCGGTGAGATGAAGCGAGCTTGCGCCCGCTCCATGCACCCGCCAGGCGTGCGACCAGTTGCTTCATTTCCGCACCAGCGTCTGCTTGCCCATCGACAGGTCCGCACCGTCAACATCCCGGCCCTCGTCGATCGCCTTCTTGATCGCCCGCTTGTCCACCGTGATCGACACCGTCGTCCGCTTGAACTCATCCGGTACTGCCGCCTCATCCGTGATCACCACCGACGGCGGCGCCGCGCGCAGCATGAACGTCGCGGTATGCCCCTCGAGCTTCTTCAACTCGTACCGCTCCATCACATCCTGCGTATACTTCCGGACCCGCTCTTCGCGGGTTTCCCATAATGCCTGACGCTGGCGCAGCCGCTCAATCTCGGCTTTCGCCGCGGCCTGCTGTGCCTCGCATTGCGCCAGATACCCGGCCACCGCGTCAACCTTTCTGACTTCCGCCTCGAGGTACCGGGCGATATCCGCCTCGGCCTCCTTCTTCATCTCAGGCGAGTCGATCATTTCGAGCGTGTCGAACAGCGCCTGCAGGTGGTCGGTGAGTTCGATCAGCGTCCCGCTGGGGATGATTTCAGTCACAGCGCTCGCCATTAGTTTGTTGCCTCCGCGAAGTCCGGAATGTCGGCGTCGCTGATGCCGAGATCCTCTTTGCCTCCGCGATCACGAACGTTCTGTGCGGCACGTATTGCCTCGAGCATCTCGAGCGCAGCCATGCGTGCCGGCTTCGTCGATTTGAACTGATTGGCGTGCTCGACGCCCTGTTTGCCCAGCGCGCCGTAATAGAAGCGCTCGCCGGGATCGTCGCCGAACAGGGATTTCAGGTTCTTTTTGAGATTCTCGAAGACCTTCAGAGTGCTTTTGATATCCGTCATCTGAGCGAACATCTTCTGCGCATCGGCATCAGCGTGAACGATGACCTGCTCTTTCGGCGGTTCATTGATGGCCTGCTTGACTGCCTCGGGCACAGCAGCCTTTCTCATCTCGGCGATTTTGCGTTCTGCCACATGGTTCGCTGCGGCCTGCGTCCCGACCGGGTGCCCACCGGTATCGATCGGCTTCGCGGGCGCCGATGCAGTATATGTATCGATCGTATCCAGATCCTCGACGTCCTGCGTGTAGTATTCGCTCGCATTGCACCCGATCAGCGTGGCTGCGATGAATGCCCGCTTCTGCGCCATCTTCTGGATCGTGTTGATCTGATCGCAGACGTCCGGATTCGGGATCCGATAGACGGTCATGTCGATTGTCCAGGTGGGACGCATCCCGCCATTCGACACTGCCTTCTCGCTTTTTGTGGCGGTACCGGCCTCGATCGCATCCCTGAAGGATTTCCAGTATTGCGCCGGCTTGCCGTATTTGCCCGATGTCTCGGCCTTGTCGATCGCGAATTCGAACTCGGTCACGCGTCCGCCGCGGGACTCGCACCGGTCTTTGTTCATGCCCGGCGGCAGGTTGTTCTCATTGACCCAGCGGTACCGATACTTCGATTCCCGGCTGTTGCAGCTGCCGTCGCCTTCGCCGAGCAGGATATCCCCGCGGTACAGCTGGCACTTGTACGAGTAATAGAACATCGGCTCGTCGCCGTCCCACTTCTCAACCTTGTCGACGATCGAGAATTTGGGTGAGAGCCCGAAGAAGTTGCAGAGCTTTTCGGCGCCCGGCTTCAGCAGTGTGGGCTTATCGGTGCCCGGCACTTTGCCGAAGTCTTTCCCCTCCGTCATAATCTGACGGGTGAATTCAACCAGCGCGTTGTAGCGTTCGACTGCCCGGCCGATCGACATCATCGGCATGAATGCATCTTCGCGAGTAATTACCTGCACGCTCTGTGGCGGTACGATGCGCGCCACTTCCTGTCCGTTTGTACCCATGGTTTCCTCCGTGAACTCCGTCTATTTGTTGCGCATCGCGAAGCCGGCGACCAGCAGCCAGGCGATTGAAATACAGCCCCACACGTATGTTGCGGATTGCGCCAGCCCGGCGCCGAAGGCTGTCATGGTCTGGTGCAGGCCGTCAGCCAGCAGTTGTGGGATCACCATCATGCCCGGCCGCCTTCCGCCTCAATCAGCGCGTCGGCAGCCTGATCGATCCGCATCTTGTTCATCCATGCCATACAGCCCCGGCACGCACACCCCGCAATCCCGATGGTGTAGTCATCCGCCATGCGCCGCTTGTAGTGGCGCACGCTCATCATGCCGGCCGCGCTGATCGGTAGCCTCCGATACGGAACCGATTTGACGATTCCCGCGTTTCGCCGCAAACTGGCCGATTGAGTCATTTCGCTGCCTCCGGACAATGCTTCTCGATGATGGCGGCAATCTCGTCATCCGATGGTTCGTCGATCAGGTCAACGGCGCCAACAGGCAACCGGGAGACCCGTTCATGCCATACGGTGTTGACCTCGACAGCCGCCCGCTGTGCCCAGACGAAGGCCATATTATGCGGCCCTGCTTTCGCCGGCAGCAAGGAACTTCTCGATGATTTCAATGCTGACGTCCTGAATCTTGATCCGATGCTCAACACAGTAGATTTTGAATCTTCGATAGAGGCCATCGGGCACCCGCAGATTGATGCCGCGCCATTCAATTTCCGTTGCTACTGGCAGGGTCCGCGCCTGGCGTGCAGCGGCTACAGTTTTGGATTCGGTGCTAGACTGGCTCATAATGTAGGTTTTCCTGTGTGGTGATGCAAGTATGGAATACTTTCCAAGAAAAGCAAAGAGCACAATCTTAGAAACTTTTATCGCAAGTATAAAACCTAACACATCCCCATGGCACGCGAACCTATAGCCGTACGAATTGAGAAGGATCTTCATCAGAAGGTCAAGAGCGCAGCGCCGCTCCGCGGGACCAATCTCGAAGGCGCGTACGATGAAGCCCTGCGTAATTGGTTAGAAGAAAAGGCGAAGGAACCAGGCCAAGTCCTGGCCGAAGAAGTACAAGCAATGAAGTATTATTCTGAAAGCGTCACTGTAGCGGTAAATCAAGTTGCGCATTCTGCCGATTTACTGGCAAATGCAATTGCGTGCCTCGAAAAAGCGCTGAGTGATGCCAGAGGAAAACGTGCACTTGCTGAACTCCAGTCGATTCCGGTTATTGAAGATGGAACCCCGATCGAGCGTGCCGCAGAACGGGTCGTCCGAGCACGCGAAGCAGCTGAAGCCGATCGAGGAGATTATGCGGACGCCACCGACAGACTGGCGAATGATAGAGCCGCTGCGCGCGCTAAGAAACCAGATCATCGAAGACCATCTCGCGGGGCGGCTTGACTGCTGTGGGCACAACATCAAGATCGTCGACAAAATCAAATATGGCACTGTCGTCAAAACTCTCTTTATCGACGGCAAGGTCAACGGATGGTACGACGAATCTGGTCGATCGGTTTGCGAAAGCATGGGACGAAATGAAGGCGCCCATCGCGAAGACAGCCGCCCTCCGGAACGAGATCGTCGAGGCGTGGTTGACAGGACGGCTTGACGCCGGCCACCATCTCGTCAGAGTGACATCGCGGCGCTGCGGTGGTGAAATCCGCAAAACGCTGTGGATTGACGGCAAAATCAACGGCCAGATTGGCTGAAAGCCTGGACGTCGGCTTGCAGCCATTTCCGGCAAATGGCTACAATTTCCATTAAAAGCGCTATTTCGCGGTCGCAATTGTCAACCACAGGTGACACTTTGGCGCTGAAGGCGTCCACTGCTGTATACACCGGGCCGTCAGCGAACGTTGACCTGCTGCGGTATTTTGTGGTCGCGCTGGTCTCCACGTTGCTTCTGACCGGCTGCGGCACTTCAGCGGAAGACAAGGCCAAAATCCGGTTGGCGGTTTCCGCAGTCAGACGGGCGGTTGATGCCAATGAGATGTCCAAGGGTGCGATGGAGGAGCGCCTGGCCGAGGCCGAGCGCGCCATCGATGCGGTTCCCGACGGAGAAGCGCGGACGGCAATAGTCGACTGTGAGCGTTTGCTCTGGCACTACAAAATGGCGCGATCCGTCGTCTGGATAGCAACCCGCGCGAATTTGTACAACATGAGCGCGGAAGCCGCATATGCGGCAGCTGAGCGCAAGCATCCAGTGCCGGATTATGAGCCTATTGCGGCATGCCTGGCGAGGCTCGATCTTCTGGCCCCGTGAGCCGGGCGCGACGGTGGCTGATAAGGAATAAGACATGCTATGCCTGATCGCTCTTTTCTTTGCTGAGGTAGCAGCGTTTTTTCGCTGGGAGCCGACAGGCTCACGCGACAGAATGGCTGAGCAACAAAGCAATACCTATGCCGGTGACGACATCGACCCGCGCGATTACAGCGGATTCTAAGCCGCGAACTGTGCCATCTTCTGACTCCATGATTACGACACGAAGCCGTAATTCGACACGCCCCCGCTCGCCGGTGCGACGACCGTGATCGAAAAGTTCTGCGATCCGGTATAACCATTTGCATCGGTCACGCCTATCGTGAACGTCGACGTCGCGACCACTGTCGGAGTCCCGCTGATCAGGCCAGACGAGCCGGTGAGCGACAGCCCGGTCGGCAGCGAGCCACCTATTACTGCATACGTATAGGGGCTCGTGCCGCCTTGAGCCGTGATCGTCTCTGTGTAAGCGATGCCGGTCGTCCCGCCCTGAAGCACGGCTGCGACCGGTACCGGGCTCGCGAAGCCCGGCGCATTGGAGTCCCGGCTGGCTGCTCGCACGATCTGATGGCGCGCGGTTTTATCGGCGTCCGTGATCGGCGCGTCGATGAAAACAGTCAGCGGAGCGAGCGTTATGCTGTCGGTGCCATCGCTTTGAAGGTGATAGAGCGCCCACAGCCCGGTCTCATTTCCCACGTATGGCACCGTCGGCACAGTGTAAGATCCGGAGTACTTCTGAATGAACCAGATCGCCACTTCATCAATCGAACCGGTCCATGCGAATGTCGTTGACTGGAATCTGCCGACAAGCATGCTCGTTGCGAGTCCGGTGTTGAATGTAATTGCAATCGACGCGCCAGCCGATCCATCTACGAAAGTGAGCATACTCGTGGCCGTGAAAACCACCGCGCAATGATGCCAGGCGCCACCCGATATTGCTATTCCGGAATCGAGCGTCCCGCCGCCGTTGTAGGAGCATCCAAAGTGCCCGTTTGCGAGCACACCCATCCATGTGGCGTTAGCAGAAAGGCACAGCGCGACTTTTATCGCAGCGCTCGTTACATTGAGCCATGCTTCCCATGTAAGGCCTGGAAGTAGTCCGGCCGGAGATGTGCCCGACGGAAGGGTGATGTAATTGGCATCCGTCGTCGCGGTCAGACCATTCGAGAATTTGGCCGCGCCGAAGGTTGGTGTGCCGACAACCGTGCCGGTGTGTGTTTGCCATGGCATTAGTCGTATCTCATGCAGAGCGCGTACAATCCGGACGATGTATTGAGCAGCGGTCCGGCGGATCCGAACGTGTTCAGTCCCGCGGCTTTGCCCGGCATGTAGGTCCGGACGTTTCCGTAGACGGTCGCCGTGAACGTCACGCCATCAGCCAGATCAGCACCGAAGACGACGCCAACACCGGTGCATGGATAGTCGAAATAACCAATCGCGGGCGAGCACGTGTCGAACGGGATCGACCCATTGAACGCGCTCGAGACTGGTGTGTAGGAGTTGGCGTTCACGACGCGGCAGACCCACTGGCCGAGCGTGTTCGAGAATGATTGCGTGGCGCCCGTACCGAAGACAAGCGTCTGCTGGCTGACGCGATTTGAGCCGCCCACTGTCCATAGCGTGACGTAAGTTCCAGTGTAAGAGCCGACTGAATTGACAGAACGCTCGATCCCGAAATACCACTGGCCGAGATTGGTCGGCGAGTTGCGCCACATCATGACGCCGATGCGGCCCGCGGCGCCTGAAAAGTCGCATTCGTACTGTGTGACGGCGCTCGCCGGTGTGAAGCCGTTCGGGCAGACCGACGTCAGCCCAATCGTAATTCCTGAATTGATCGTGCCCGCGCCGTCTGTCGTCGTGCCTACGGTTAGCCTGGCGTTCGGCGAATTCGTGCCGGACGTGTTGCCCATTTCGAGCTTCACATAAAAGACTGTCAATCCGTCGTTCGGCTGCCAGATCTCGTAAAAGTAAGCGCTCGAGCCGGGCGCCACGGTCGCTTTCGTCACGACGCCGGTCTGTGCGGCCGCATTGACACCCGCGGCATTTATGACCGTGAACGTGCCGCTCGTTGTGCCGCTCACGCCGGTCACGACGAACGTGCCATTATTCCCGGCGTTTCCCATGCCGGTGATGGTCAGTGCCCTTCCGGTTGTCAGCGCAAGCCCGGTAAGCGTGTTGAACGTATAAGTCGCCGTCGTGCCGCTCATCGAGACTGCGGTGAGGTTCATCCCCGACCACATGACCTGCCCGGTGTCGGCCGATTGAATCCATGTGAAGCTCTGGAAAGCCGCGGAAATAGCGCTTGCCCATTGCGCATAGTTCGCGAATGTCGAACTGTCGCTGACAAGCTGAGATTGAATCGTCGACATAAGAAAGCCCTCTAAGTCTCGACTTGCACAGTGAACGCCCAGTTCACGGAGCCGGACGAGATCACGATCCGGAATTTGTCATCCTGCGTCACATTGAGCGGCGACGACGTCAAAGCCGTGATCGTCGCCAGAGTTCCGCCTGCGGTTCCATGAACGATTGTCTGCGGCGCCGTAAAGATGCTGGTCCCGTTCTGCGTAATGTCGAAAGTAAGATCGACGGAAGCATCTGAAGTCGTCGTGATCAGTTTGCAGACCGATAAAGTCGAAGCGCGCGAAGCCGCCATAATCGGGTTCGGCACTGTCGGCGCCGTCACACCGGAATTGATGGTCCATCCGATCGTCAGCGGAACGGTTGCCGCAACTGGCGCAAGCCCGCCGCCGGTCGTTGCAGCGAGCACAGCGCCACCGCCGCCCCCACCGCCCCCGCCGGAGCCGCCGCGGCCCTTCCAGAAATCGTTCCAGCTGCCGATCTGTGCAATGTTGAAACAGGTGACTGTATAGCGGTAGTGGCCGAAGCCGGGCAGGTACGGATCCGGCACATTCCAGTCGACGGGCACTAATTCCCCTTCGACTTCCTCGATAATCCACTGGATGGGCGCTGCAAGCGAACCGAGCAGCGCGAGCGCGCCGGATGGCAGAATCAGGCTGCTTGTGAGCGTTTGCCCAGGCAGCAGGCCCGGGTCGAAGCAGACAAATTTGAACCGTTCCGGAATGACCTTGAACGCAGCGAGCGCCTGTTGCGCCAGCTGCAGTCCGGCGACATTCGACGTCGAGATCAGGCCCTGTGAACTGACGTCGACAATCTGCTGGTATTTGCCGGTACCGCCGGTGAGCGCTGCCATGGTCGCGACGAGCGGCGTGTCTTCGACTTCAATGATGTTGCCGTCTGCCCGGGTGTATTCGATGTTCAGATTGCTTCCGACATTCAGCGGCGTCGCCAGCGTTACGACTTTGCTGCCAGGCGTGTAAGCGACGCCCGGCGCTGCAACTGAAGTTCCGGCAACATAGACCTGCAGCGAGATCGTGGCGCCTTCACCCGGCCCGAGTGATCCCTGCGGCGACGTGCCGCCGGACGTCTGCGTGGCCGACCAAGTGAACGCCGTCCCGGTTGAAGAGAGTGCCGAGAGCCAGCCGGTTCCGGCGTGTTTCTGTTGAAGCGTGAAGCTCGGTCCGGCCGCGATATTGATCGCATTGCAGAGCGCGTTTTCCCACGTTGGCAGGCTGTAGGAGATGCCGCGGAGTTGCGTCGCAGGAGACTGGCCGTCGTCGATGCTGGCATTGATCGCGGCCATCAGGTTCGCGCATGTGACGGTATCCGATGTGCCTATCACGACCTGGCCGTATTGCGTATTGTCGAGAGACGGCCCGAGACAGGTCCAGACGACCGTTCCATCGCTCGTCGTGCCGCCGGTCGTCGTTGAAAAGGATGGTTGCGTTGTGCCGCTCGTGCCGGCGGTCGAACATGACTGCGCGAAGTTTCCTCCACCGCTGACAATGTTCCCGACGCCGTAAGCGGTCGAAGCATGCCATGGTCCGGTGGGTGCGGCATTGACGAACGTGTAAACCGCATCGCCGGTTGCGAGCCCGGCCGGGCCGAGGCAGGTCCAGATAACCGTTCCGTCTACCGTCGTGCCAGTCGTGACGTCTGAAAATGTGGGCAGCGAACCGCCGGAAGTGCCTGCGGTCGTGACCTTCTGCGCGAACCCGTTGACGTCGATCAGGATCCCGTTCAACGCATAGATATGCGTCGGCAACCATGTTCCCGTAGGGACGGCTATCGAAACCGTGTCTCCTACCGCCGGTTGCCCGCTGAACGTGCCGGTCGCGGTGTTGCATGTGCTCAACGTCGCCCAGGCGTTCGTCACCTGCTGAACCGGGCGCATGAGCGTGATCGTGCGCTGTCCTGCGCCGACAAAGAACTCGCACGAATGCGCGAACGCATCGTAACTGAGCCGGACGGCCTGCCGGTTGCGGAAATCGGCGCCCGACTTCGTCCAGTTGATCGAGTCCCAGAGAATATTCGAGCTTTTGAGAGTGAATGGTGCGGGATTCGATGACGGCGCCAGGAAGTTCAATTGCTGCGTGGAGGGATCGACGAACCAGACAAATTGAGCCGTCGTCGCGAACTCGTCGAACAGATCACTTAGGCGCTCATAATTGGTCACGAGCAACGGGATTACGGGTCCGTCCTGAATCGTGCCGAGTTGTACGGGCGCCCCGATTTCGAAGGTCGCGAACAGATCGGAAACAATCGCGCCGCACGTCTGATTCTGGTACTGCTTCGGCTGCGCATAGACCGTATCGAAGATCGATTCGAATGAAACCGCCGTGGCGTTCACGAACCGGTCGCCAGCCGTGCCGATCCACTGGTTCTCGATGTCCTGTATCAGTCCGGAAAATGCGAGATGCCAGACAGACGTCGCCGGCGACTGATAGGTGAACGTCTGGTCATAGAGAAAGAACTGCGTGAATTGCGTCGGCGCGTAGGTGTCGGTGGCCTTAACGTAGAGCTGGACCTGCGCCTGGCCGCGCTGCCTGAGTTGCAGCGTGAACGTGTGCTGGTATCCGGCGCCTTTGAACAGATACTGCGTGCGATCGGTATAGCCGAGAACCGGCTCATTGATGATCAGCCAGTCGGGTTGAGAGATCGCAAACCACGGCGGAATCCCGCGGACGAAGTCCGTCATGAATGCAAAGTTCGCCGGGATCAGCGACGTCAATAACGGGAACGGATCGCCGCGCCCCATTCCGGCGAGATTGCCGCCGGGATAGTAAGGCCCGACGTGCCCGCCGCCGGAACCGCTGTATGGATTTCCGGTCTGATCGACCCATCCGGCAACGGTTGGCTTGATTGTGACGGTCTGGCCGAGCGTGTTTGTCGCCGTCATGAACACGCTGTTGACGCCGAACGCAGCGCCGCCCGGGTCCGGCTGCAAACCGTAGATAATCACGACCAGCGTCGGGTCGCCGAAGTTGTTCCAGTCTGAAACAGTGAGCGGGAAATTGCTGACGACAGCCGGGCCGAACGTGCTGGGGTTCTGGGTGACCAGATTGACGCCATGCGCGGAGAGATCGACCGTAACGATCCGGACCGTGCCCCAGACCAGATCGGCAACGCCTTCGATAATTTTGCCGATGGCGACGTCCGAGCTTCCATCGGCATGCAAGCTGATCGAGAGCGATGTGACGTTGGTCGGTAGACTCATTTGCTCGAGTACGGAGAATGCGACGGCGATTGAGTCTTGGCGTAGGTCGCGATTTCTTTCATTAGCTGCCGCACGTTCTGGACGCCGTGGAACTGCGCGTTATTCAGGTGAATGGTCGGTCCTCCACCGGTACCGCCTGGCGTCGGCTGAATCAGCGGGTTCGTCTGCGCGGATGCTGGAGGCAGGCCTGGCATGGGAACGCTGAGATTGAGCCCGTTGAACGATGGAAGCTTCCCGGCTGGGATGATGGTCCCGGCCTGATCCGGCCACCAGAGTTCTTTGCCGCGCTCGCCTACCCATGAGGGACGGTTGACTGGCGGGCGCCCGCCGTCTGCGAAGCCGAGGAAGCTGCCGGCGATCTTTCCGAGAATGGAACCAAGCCCGCCCTGGCCGAGCACGCCGCCGGATACGATCTTCACCGGCAACGCATCGCCACCGCCGAAGCCGAATAATCCCTCGAGCAGCCCCGCGGTGCCGCCCGCGCTCGCCTGGCCGATGCCAACGATGCGCACCGGAGTCCCGCCAGCGGTGTTATCGCTGCCTAAGAATTTCCGGGTGATGTCGCTGACGACTGATCCACCGCCTGGCTGCTGCCCCGTTGCCGGGTTGATGGTAGATCCGCCGGGCACGGTTGAGCCTGCGACGCCGGTCGAGCCTGGCGCAATGACTTTGAGCGACAGCACGGCCGCAGTCGTCGCATTGACGGCTTTGACGATCTTGTTATCGCCGACCCATGTGGCCCAGGCAGAAATGACGCCGCCGATGATGCCGCCGGCGGCTGAGATGAGTGGCCCGACGAGTCCACCGGCAACGGTTGACGCCGTGGAAGCTGCAGCGCCTCCGGCACCCCCGGCAGCACCCGCGATACCGCCCGCAGCCGATTTCAGCGTGCTGGCGCTCAGTGCGGTCGTGTTGGCGATAATGGCCGCCGTGTTGGCGGTCGTTGCCACAATCTGAGGCGGTGCAATCGCCTGAAAGACTGCGCCCAATACGGTATGGGCAAGGATTTCCTCGCCGATCTTTACGATGAGCGACTGAAACACGCTGCCGAGCAACTGCTGGCCGACGCCCCTCAGTTCCTCTTTGATGTCACGGCCAATGCCCCTGCCATCGACAATGCCGCGCGCCAGCCCGCCGCCGATGGCGTCCGGTACCGCCTGACCTGCCCGAACAATCGCGCTGCGTAGCTTGTACTCGAGCGACTGGCGCTGGATGAGCCCGAGGATTCGCGTCTGTGCCTGAATGTCGGCGTTATCGCTTTCCGCCTGAAGTTTGGCTATCTCAGCGCGCAGCGTCGCGACCTTCTCATCGGCGTCGACGTCCTTCGAATTGGCGACGGCTGTCGCAAGTTCAGCATTGAGCCCGGCAATCTTCGCGGCTCGGGCCCGCGCCTCGATCGCTTCCACCTGTGTGGCGAAAGCGATCCGCTGCGCACCGGTATGGACTACCTGCAGATCGTATTGCTGCTCGAGCCTGAGCTTCTGTTGAATGATCGCCAGTTCATCGGTTTCGGCTGTCGATTTTTCGCCGGTTTCGATGACGCGGACGCGCGCCACGGCATTGACTTCAGCCGCCTTGGCCACTGCGTCGGCTGTTTCCTTTGCTGCCGAACGGATCTGGCTGAAAGCGTCATCCCAGGCGAGCGCCGCCGCATTCGCCTGGCGCGCGATGATTTCCGCCTTTTTCGTCTCTAAATCTGTGACAGCGACGAGCGTTTCATGCGCCGCATTGAGCTCAAGATCCTTCGATTCGACCCGCGCGGCATCTACTTTGCCCTTAGACTGCTCGAAGATCCGCGCCCTGGTTGCAGCATCTTTACCTGCTGCCTCCGCTGCCGCTTCCTGATTGATCAGTGCAATCCGTTTTGGCAGTTCGGCCTGCTGGATTGCCGTGATGCCGTCCTGCTTCTCAGCCGCCGCCCGTACTGCTTCCTGTGCTGAGCGTAACTCGTGCGTGTCGGCGTCACTGATCGCGGCTATCCGCTGCTGGGCGGCGCCGTGACTGATAACAAGCTGATCGTTGAGCGCACGCCGGAATGCGTCGGTTTCAGCCGCCAGCGACTTCTGCTTATTCGATAGCTGCGCTGTGGCGAGCGCGCCAGCCTGTTCCGCCGAGAGCTTCCCGTACTGGTCGACGGCATCACGCGCCTCAGCCAGCTTGCCGTCAATCTCGGTCTGCAGCTTGTCGATCTGCGCCTGAACGGCTTTAACCTTGGTCTCTGTCTCTTTAACGAGCGAGCCGGTGAAGGTGCCGATCGGGTGCTCGATGATGTCACCGCGGCCCTGTCGCGGAATCCGCAGTTGATTGATCTCGGTTTGCTTGTCGATGACCTGCTTCTGGAGGTCCGCGGCTTCATTACGCAGTACAGCAGCACGCGCCCGAGCTTCGGATGCCGCCCCGAGATCACGGCCGATCTGTTTTGCGCCCAACTGATCGAGCGTGAGAACCAGATGCGCATAAGCATCGTCCGTCTCTTTGACAGCGGTTTTTAGATTCTCCTGCGCTTTTTTGAGATCGTCCGACTTCGACGTCAGACGCGAGATCATCTCAAATAACGCCAGCGCGCCAATGATCGGAAATGCCGTCTGCAGTAACGGGCCCAGACCGGGAATGAGCGTTAGAAAGCGTTCTACGGCCCGAATCGACTGCTCGCCGAACGCAGTGCGAAGCGCGCCGCTGACTGCCTGTATCTGTGTTATCGCGCCGCCGTGCGCCTGGCCGACCTGCCGAACGCCGGATGCCGTATTTGTGGCGGCGACCTGAGCCTGTTGGTAAGAGACCGCGAGCGCCAGATTCCGCTGTGCGGCGAGCGATGCCGCGGCGCTCTCCTGCTGAATGATGCCGGCCAGCTTGCCGATGGCGACGACTACCTTATCCGCACCCGCTGCCGATTGGTTGAACGCCGCCGAGACTTCCGCGCCCGATGTGATGGCGAGAGCCTGCGCACGCGCGAAATCGGCCTGCAGCCGCGAAGTATCGCCGGTAATGATGATCGAGACAGAGCCGAGTACGTTATCGCCAGCCATCAGTTCACCGTCTGCTTCTGGTTCCGCTCGAGCTCAAGAATGAAGTCCGGCACGAGCGATTCATCGATATCGGTCGGGCGCTGGTTCCGGAACGGGAATTTATCTTTGAGCGACTTCATGGTTCGCTTTTCGCGATCGCCGCGCCCCAGCAGGTCTTCCGCCGTCCACGGCACGCCCTTCGTGTCGAAATGCGCGTTGTACAGCGTGGCCTGAATCGAGGCGTGCATGTAGTTCTGGCGCTCAATGCCGTCGAGCCATACGGCGCGCAGCGCGAAGAGCTCCCGCGGCGTAAGCGCCCAGAAACGCTCATCGGCAAGCCCGAGCCCGGCGCTCGAAACAGCGAACGCCCAGAGCTTCAGGATTCGTTCTGACTCGCCGGCGCTTTCGTCTCCGGAGTCTGCCGCGCCGAGACTTCCAGCTCCGGGTAGGCTTTTTTTATGGCGTCGGTAACGGCCACAATGATGAGCGGCTCGTCTGACGGGTCGAGCATGTCGGCCAGATCAAGCGCCCGCTCGAAGCCTGCCGAGCGCCAGCGCCCGGTGCTGTCGAACGTGCCCGCCATTGACGCCGCCAGTTCTATCGAGTTGGCATCGGCCAGCGTTCGGCCCCAGCGCGCCAGCTGGTAGTTTGCCGCATAGGAGTAGCGCAACGTGAAGCTCTGACCGCCGACTGTGATCGATGGCCAGTCAATCGCCTGTGGTGTCATCTTCATGCTCCATTTCGAGTCGCGTCACCCGCCGCTCGAGCGCTTCTATGCGATCGATCACGGCGGGCAGCAGTGAGATATCGGGCGGTCCCTTCGATATCGGATCCGCCCGGTCGTTTTTGTCGTTCGCGTTCACGCTTACACCAGCAGCGGTGCAGGATCGTTGGCGCTCAGTTCAATCTCGGCCTTGAATACGCCGCCCACTTTGCCGGTCTCGCTGTAGTTGGTCACGTATGCGAGAAACTGGTCGACCGACTGGCCGGCATCCGGATAAACGGCCTGGAAAGCGCCCAGAATGCGATGGCGCCACATGTATTTCAGCCCGGTGATTCCGGACTGAATCGAGTTCTGATGCGTTGTCTCGCGCATGACCCAGAAGATGTTGAACTTGGCCGGGCCGAGATCGAGCAGCGTCGAAATGCGCCGCTTGAATTCATCGCCGACGTTGGTCACTTCGACCGTGTCCGCTTTCATCGGCAAGCTCCAGTCTTCGACGTTGCAGATCGTGTTGTATACCTGTGGGCTGGCGCCGTTGCCCAACTGCAGCAACAGCCCCTCTACCGCGATTGCGGCTGCGATACTTGACGTTGGTCCCGGCATTTAGTTCTTTCCTTTCAAATCGTGTCGTTGCTGAAAATCAAAACATCCACCACCCGCAGGTAGGTCAGTGGGTTGGTATTGGCTATCCCGAAATCCCTGTCGCCGACGATCAGGTTTGACTGCTGCGAGAGTCCCGCTATTCCACCGCCGGCGAATCCATCGAGAAAGCTGGTGAGCGCGTTGACGACGAGATCCGCATTCTGCGAATCGTTGCCGGCACCGTAAACGCTGAACTGCATCCGCTGTGAACTGGTTGGCAACCGTCCCGAGACACCGTAGGTGCGCGGATTCGATACCTGGCTGACGACGATCGCCGGGAAGCCTGACGACTGCACCAGCTGCTGGTCGAACCACCGAAAGACGCCCGGCGAGCCGCTCAACAGCAGCGCCGACAAACCCGCATTCTGAGTGGCCGCGAAGTAGAGCCGCGCTTTCAGCGATGTGCTCATAGCGTGACAATCTGCAACCTCACTCGCGTCTGCGTCGCCTGGCTGTCGTCTTCGGCGCCAGTCATGTCATAGATCTTTGTGATGCCGTCGGGATCCGTGATCGAGCACTGCCAGCCCTGCCCGGTGGCATCCCGCAATTGCTGGTAGCAGCCGCCGAGCAGCACATGCCGGTACCTGCCAGCCTCAAGCTGCATAATGGCTTTTGATTCGTCCGAACTGACGCGGCCAATCGATTCCGGCGCGTCCATGCAGGGAATGTTCTGGAGTCCGGCGACGGGCTGGTATGCGGTAACAATGTTGCCGGTCGGTCCCTGCTGGTTCGCCGGCGGCGCACTGAATGAAGCGAGCGAACTGAAGAGCCCGGTCGAAACGGCCAGAGGCATCACTGCGGCGATTTCATAGGCCAGCGACTGGTTCACGATGCCGCCTCCGCTGGGAGTTCCGCGAACTGGTTCACGCCATAGAAGCCGGTACCATCGCCTTCACGAAACCTGCGACCGTGCCAGACGATCTCGCGCAGCGGCTGGCCCTGCGTGCGAGGCTCCAGCCAGAGCTCGCCGACGCGCCTGTCGTTCAGATCGAAGAGTTCGCAGCAGACTGGGCGAGTGTCCATCGCGGGTGCCATCAGAAAGTAAGCCCCTGCTGGCGCTGCGCTTGCTTCGAGATCCGGGAAAGCAACGACGGATCGTCGTTTACCTGCTCAATCACCATGAACGCGCCAGCATCGTCATCCGTTGCACGGTAGGCTGCCGCCTGCGCCATCAGCATCTTCGCCGCATCCGATGGGCTCAGTTCCACATCGAGAATGCGCCGGATCGACGACAGTCTGGCCTTATTCGCGGCTATGGCGTCGAGCAGCAGTGCCGCCACACGCAGATAAGACACCGGACTTGAAGGGAGGATCTGCCCGGCGGGCGGCGAGTAGTACTGGCCGCTCTGAAACTGGCTCTGCTGAATTGTGTAGGCCGCAGTGATTTCGTTGTCCTGAAAGATCGGATCGGCCGCATTTGTGTCTGAAATCAGGAGCCGCACGTATGAAATGAGCGGCGCAGTGTCGAAGTCATAGGTGAAAGCCATTACGACACCACCTCGCCCGGATACCATCGCCCGGCGAACAGTTCCGGCTGCTGATCCACCTTCACCCGCTGCACGTGATCGGGATCAACGAAGCCATGCCGCACGCCATGAGAGCCCCAGTCGAGGCCCGAGATCATGCCGTGCTTCTCTGCGAGGTCACGCAGAAACGACCAGTCACCCGCCCATGAAGCCTGACCGCCGATCAGCTTGCAGAAGTCAGCAGCGAGCCCGTAGTGATGCACGCCCACCGTTTCGAGTTGCGTGGCGCCCTGGCGGAACAGAAGCGACTGCCGTGCCCGGCTGCGATAGGTCTCGGTGATCAGCAGATTGATTCCCATCCCGCGCGCATCGGACTGAATCATCTGCACCGCATCGCGGGTCGCAGGCTCGAGCAGCGCCAGGTCGCGCACGTTCATGAGCGAGTTGAAGTCCGGATGCTTTTGGATCACGTCGGTGTAGAAATTTCCCATCGCCTTTCAGTTCAAACGCCGCGCCCATCACCGGAGGAGATGACGAACGCGGCGCCTTTTGCCCTGCGGGGTATGGCTATTCCCCGCTAGACGCCTTGTCCTGTCGATGCCACTGTGGTGCGGCCGTCGATCTGCGTGCCGCCGAATACGGTCACGACCTTGATGTCGCTGTCCATCGAGATGAAGTCGCCCATCATCGGATCCACTGCGCCGCCCATGCGCGCCGTGTTGCCGACCTTCTGGAACATCTGCGGCTCTTTGAAGCCGGTCAGGAAGCCCATCTCGATCGATGGTCGTTCGACGGAATCGGGATCAACCGTGATTCCCCACATGGTGTCCTGCGTGCCCGAAGTCGTGCAGACGATCGGGATGTAGGGATCCATGACCAGTTCCATGTTCCGGATCAGCCAGTTGTTCGCCTGCAGGAACTGGGTCGGAAAGCCCTGCGTGTTCTGCGTGCCGCCTTCGACGGAGAGTTGCATCGAAGTCGCCGCCATCAGGTTTTCAGCCAGCGCCACATACCGCGGCCCATACCAGAGACGCAGCTTGCCGGTGATCAGGATCGGATCGCCGCCCGAATCGCGCTGCCGAGCCAGCACCTTGAGCGCGTCCATGATCCCCTGAGATGAGAGCGCCGGGTTGTTCGTCGCCGCGCCGTTGGCGGTGTTGATGATGTTGTTATAGCTGTTGGCGCCAGAGGTATAGAGCGAAGCATTCGGCCCGTTGGCGTCCACATAGAGCGACGTGATGAACTTCGAAATGCCGCGGTTGGCGGCGAGCGCAAGACGCTTTGCCCGATCCTGAAAGATGCCGAGGTCGTCGTTGACGAACGCAGCCCAGTTGACCGAAGCCATCGCATGATAGAGCTTCGGCTGATATTGAATTGGCGCGGTGTTGGTTGTCGGGTATGCGCCATTCTGCGGCGAAGGCCCGACGAGAGCGCGCTGTTGCGGCGGCGCAGCAGGATCGACGCCAGTAAGCGGTGTGACCATGCCGTCCAGCAGATAGCGCGATACGAGACGGAAGTCTCGCAGATCGTGCATCCGAACGAGGCCTTTGTTCACGACCGGATAGCCGTTATAAAAGCCGTAATACAGGCGATCGAGCACGTCGACATAGAGCGCCTGATAGTCGGTGCGCGACATGGTTTCGCGCAATCCCAGCATGCGCCCGCCCGGATCTCCGTAGATCCCCGGGTACCGTTTCGCGATTTCCATGACCGCGAATTCGTGCGTCGGATTCACTGCCTGCTGCAGCAGGAATGGCGGAATCCGACCCTGAATGGCGTCAGAATAGAGCCGAACGGCTTCATTGACACGCCGTTTGTGCTCCATCGATCGGCTGCGTCCGGCCGCCGCAAAGCCCTGCACCGCCGGATGGCTTGCTACGCCGCCAGGTCCCGGCCCGAACAGATGTCCGTCGCGGACCTCGCCGTAATTGCCCGCAGAAATGATTTCGTTCATTAGATTTGCACCCCCGCGGCGGTGTTGGTCACGCCCGCCAGGATCTTCGTCTCGTTCGGATCCAGCCGTCCGAACGGAACGCCCGAGATGTTCTTGTCGAGCGAGAATCCGTAGGTGATATTGGTCGTGGCGTCGTAAGTCCCGCCTGACGCATAGAGCGGATCACCCGGATTGACTGCGGCCGTTACCGCCGGCGAGTTGGCGCTGCGTCCGATCACAGTCAGGTTGAACGTGCCGTTGAGCAGCACTGTGCAACCGCTGAGGTTGGACTGGTACGAGTCGAGCGTCACGCCCGGCTCTGTACCGATGAGGATCGGCACGCCGGAAGCGGCGAATGTCGCCACGTTGGGCAACACCACCTGGCGGCGCGACGTCGGTGTGCCGGTAAAACGTTGATTGATCATGGTTAGGCGTTCTCCTGTTCGGCCTCTGGTTGGCGATAGTCGGGCATCGACGGCTCCGGATATCGTTTGGTGGTTTCAGCGAGAATGGCTTCGGCCTGATCGACGGCTGACGCAGCGCTGTGATTAGTGCCACTGGCGTAAATGGCCGCAAGAATCGCCAGGAGGATTCTGTCCGGCATTTTTAGGCGGCCCGTCCTTTCGCGGCAGCAATGGCCTGCTCTTTCGACATCCCAAAGTCGGATTCGTAGAGCGCGACCATCTGGTCGAATTCGGCTTTCTCGCTGGCAGCGGTTTCTTTCAGCCGCGTGGCTTCGGCCTGCTCTTCCTTCACGCGATCGGCTTCACTGACCACGAGACCCATGCCTGTGACCCGCGCGCCGTTGCCGAGCGTGGCGCCATAGCGCCTGGCTTCGGCCATCACGACTTCGGCGAACTTCGTCTCATCGATCGCGCCTTCCTTGAGTGGGAGATCACGGTCGAGGACATTGGCGATCACATACTGCTTCTGCGCTTCGGAGAGCGAGACACCTGCGAGGGTGCGACCGGCGAGCACAGAGGCATCGCCTTTGAGCGCCCGCAGCTGCAGGCCGGAAGTCGCTGCGGTCACTCCTGCTTTGACCTGAGCCTCTACCAGCTTCGTAATTTCTTCAGCCGTCATTTCAACCTGCCCTTCGTTTTGAGTTATTGGAGCGGTTCGGGCCGACTCCGAGAGAAACATTCCGCCGGCACCGGCGCGCGTGACCATGTCGACGCCTTCAGCCGAAATCAGACTGGCGAGTACCGGTACGCCTTCTTTCATGACCGGGCGCCCGGCTTCCATGACTGCCGAACCGTTGGCTCTGATCGAGACACCGGCATACGGGCCCTTCTCGTCGATCATCTGCGCGTAATCGCTGAATGCTTTGATCGAGCCGTAAAGCCCCGGACCGTCCGGATGATTGGCGATATACTGCGCGTCGGCTTCGAGCACGGCGCCCCAGTCCCGGACGGATCCTTCCGGCCGCGCTGCTTCTTCGGCGCGCGTCGGGTGATCGATCCGCATCGGCGTTCCGGCTTTGAAAACCTTCGGGCCGTCGCGTTCGAGCACTTCAGCCGGATAGTAAGCGCTCGCGCCTTTGCCCGGTGCGATCAGCTTGATTTTGCGCGACGCCTGAAACGCTTCGCGCAATGGAATGTCGACCGCAAAGGCTACCGATTCCTTGAGCTTCAGCGCGCCTTCGGCTGGTGGGTTTTTCGATTCCTTGACGGCACACGCAGCACCGAGGGACGCGGATGCATCGTGAATCGCCTGGAGTTGCTTCAGGTCGTGCTTCGAATTACGCGCGCCAGCTTCACCGAGCGCAGTGTCGGCCGTGACTACCTGGTAGGTCGTGAACGGCTGAACATCGACGGCATTCGCCATATCGACCGTGCAGTTCGCCCCGTTGATGGTGTACGAACACTGCTTGAGATCGTCGCCATAGCCGCATGAATAGACGACTGTTCCGCTTTTGTCGTCGCCGAAAATGTTGGCTATGTAGCAGTACTGGCCGGTGCCTTTCGAGGCATCTGAGAGAGCGTCGGAAATGCGCGACCGGATGTCGGCGTGGCACATCTTCGCCGCGGCTTCCTGAAGTCTCTCTGCTATGCGGAGGAAGGCGAGATTAAGCGACACTCTGCGCGCAAGCGTAAACCGTACGAAACAAAACCACCAAGAAATGCGAATTATGTTTTATAAATGAAATTGAGCACACAATGGCGAAACCTGTCGGACGGCCCGCGCGGCAACGCCCGGAATTATGCAGCAAATGCCAGATATATCCGCCGAGCGCCGGGCAGCGATGGTGCCCGAAATGCATGCGGGAATATCAGGCCGGGCTGGCCGAGACCAAGCTGACGCAGGCAGAGGCTGCGGGCTTTGGCCGCGGTATTGAGGCTATGCGGGAAATGCTGGTGCTTGAATTCCTGCGCCTTGGTCTGGTGCAGGTCACCTGCGTTGAAGTCGCGAGCGCGATCCGGCAGTCGCCGCGGCCCCGATTGCCTACTGATTCGAAAGAACGACCGGGATCGTCGTCAGATGAAGCGATGAACCCACCGCAGGCTGTCCCAACGCTCCATTGATATCGGTCGAAAGCGTTACACCGGCGGGCACCGTATAGCTGCCTGAGCCGTTCTCATTCCAGACGGCGCGCCCGAGATAGTTATTCGCTTTCGTGAAATCGCACTCCCAGTTCCCTGTGGAAGACTCGCGCCAGCATCCTGTGACTTTGGCACCGATCATCCAGGCCTGCACCTGTCCGTATGCGCTCGCGGTGATGCGCGGCCCGCTGAATGAATCCGAGTTCGGCGCCGTCCCGCAGTTGGGTCCGTACATTGTGCCCCAGTTGCAGTTGCCGTATTCATACCAGATCGAGCGGGCAATATTCAGCGAAGCAAACAGGAACGACGTCGAGGCGATGAAACCCTGCCGCACGGATTCCGTGTAAGTAGGGATCGAAATCTGGTCCGAATTGCCCCACGAATACTCGGTATTCCAGAGCGGTTTCGCGCCCATTCCGGCGGCAGCCAGCGCCGTTTTCAATTGCGCGATATCCTGTGCTGCGACCAGTTCGGATGTAGCCGGAAATCCCGATTGACCGAGCAGAAAATACTCGTGGATTGCAACGACATCGGTGTAAGCGCTGCCGCCTGCATTGATGTAATTCGTTAGATAAGCCTGTTTCGCTGTCGTCGGCCGCGAAATGTTCGGGCTCAGTACGGTGTTCGGGTTCACGCCACCGGCAAGCCCGGGCGAACACGAGCCATTCGCGCAGGCGCAGTTCGCGGTCGAGTGGATCAGGGGGTATGCGACGGAAGCAAGATGCACCAGTTGCGTGGTCGTTCCGGCCCAGAAGTCGAGCAGATCGATTTCATTCCAGAGTTCGAAGTACTTCAATCTGGTCCCGCAGGCGTGTTGGACGAGGGACGTAACGAATTCAATCCAGACTGCATCGCTTGATGGCGGATAGCACGAGCCCGCATCGTCCGAGATGCAATCGCCGGTCGGATTCGACGAAGCCCACGCCGGAACATGGCCAAATGTAAAAATCACATCGGCATTATGTGTGGCGGCCTGTGCATTATAGCCGTCGACGCGCGACCAGTCATAGACGCCGCTGGCAGTCTCGACGTTCGCCCAGTAAGACGAATCCCAGAGCATTAGGGATCCGATATTGCCGCCATTGGCATTCGATGGCCAGGCGAGATCCGCCGGGTTCGTCAAATGGTGAAAATGCTGGCCGAAGAAGGTCGTGTCGAGCGTTTGCGGTGAAGCAGGCACGAAGCCGATGGTGTTGATTGATCCGCCTGAAATGGTGGCATTGCCGTGGATGGTTTGCGCCTGAATGGTTCCCGCGAATAGCAGGAGCAGAAGACACCGCACGATCAGTTCATTCTCTCGACGACAGCATAGAACGAATACTGCGGGCTGCCGGTAATGCTCGATCCGGTCACCCTGTAATTGATTACGTTGCTTGACGTTACGAACATCGGAATGGCGCGATAGGCAAATGCCGAAAGCGACGTGGCGCTGATGGGCGTTATGGCGTCATTGGTTCCGGTCGAAGTCGGAGTGAAATCAATCCGGCTTTGCCAGGTCCCGCCGGTCGCCACTGTTGTATTGAAAATAAATGTGTTCACCCGATAGACACCGCTCACGGTTGGCGTGTAGAGCGCCGTTGGGCTGATATCGGTCGTTTGGGCGGTGAGCGAAAGTGTCGCGACCCGGCAAGGCCATTGCGTGCAGCTGGTCGGTAATCCGGTGAGCGTATCGGCGGCGGCGATGGTCTGCCCGCCGGCTGTCGTGCGCATTGGCGTAACAAAGAATGTGGGCACACCGGCGTTATTCCACAGATCTCCAGCAGCCCCGGTATGCGATGGATTCGACGGCAGGTTAAAGAATGGATCTGAGCCGGTGCCCGTAAACGAGGGCGCCGATATCGGGCTGACGAATGTCTGTGTCTGATTTGACGGCGGCGGAGTGATTTGCGCCGTGATCGCAAGCGCCGCGATGAGCGCGACGGCCAGAAGGAAGATACCACTAATCGAACGGTTCATAGGCCACACTCACAGTCGCACCAGCCGGGATATAGGCGTAAATGCCGCCAATTGAATAACTGAACGTCGGCCCGGCATACGGGAAAAACATCGAAGCGCCAGCCACGACCGGCAACCCGAGCGCCGAGGAAACGGTCGACCCACCAAGCCTGACCGTGCCCGCGCCGGACACGTAAACGATCACCCAGCGCGCCTGTACATTCGGCGTGACGAGCGCGACAGTCGCGTTAGCGCCGACGATATCCGCGAGATTCTGCATGCCTGATTGTATACAGAATCACAGAAATCAATCCTGGAATTATTGGATTGTTACCAGAGATCGGTGCGGCCCCGGCTGAAGAGAAACAGCACCAGCAGGACCAGAATGACGATACCGAACCCGCCCGGAGCACCCCACTGGTGGAACCCGTAATATCCGCCTCCACCGCCGAAGATCAGTAGCACGAGCAGCAATATGATCAGCATGGTTCAGTGCGCCAGTTGCGGCCACAACTGCGCCAGCGTGACGAAGAAAAGCCCCGCACAGATGAAGCTCGGGTAATACGGCTGCGGCGCGACAGGCCACCATCGCGACCATGCACCGATGGCGAAGACGATGAGCGCGACGACCAGAAAGAAGGTCTGGAGGTTCATGGCGATGATTCTATCCGACTTAAGGGAAATTTGCTTAAGTCATGGAAAAATGCGGAAAATGCGGAATGCGGAATGCGGAAAATGCATTTCAAACGTAAACCCGCTTCCGTGTATCGCGATATTCGACTGTGCAGGTGCAGTTCGGATGCAATGGCGGTTCATCGACCGGGCCGTCGCCGACGTCTGAAGGGAAAAATTCGGACTCTTCGATCTCGCCCGCATCGGCATTTTCGATGCAGCCTTCGCAGTTGCCGGTACGGCCGCCGGGTCCGAGGATCCACGATTTGACGGTCACGTCTTCGTAATAGTATTCGCCGCGGGCTTCGAGCAGAGACGCCAGCGCGTTCGCCGCTTCAACGATCTCGGCGTGCGCGCTCATTTCGTCAGTGCGACCGTTACAGTTTCCTCGACCATCGCCACCGGCCACGCGCGCCACTCATCAAACGCAGGCCGCAGGTAAGGTTGCGCCGGCATGCCCGGCCACGTGGGTGAATACGGGCCGGGTCCGGCGCCGGGACTGGCAGCGCCGCGGATGCCGGTCCCGAACTCAACGAAGACGCTGTGCGGCGAATCGAAGACCACCGCAGCATAGACCGTTTTGCCCGATTCGCTGACTTCGACGTGCCCGGATTCGCGGAGAGCGCCGGTGTCGACTGGCACGAGGACTTGTGCCGTGGCGAGCACGCGCTCTGCCCATTCGGTGATGGCGTGGGTTACGGCTTGGGTAATTTTGGCTTCGATGAACTGGCCGGCGCCGGACCGCGGCTGGTATCGCGAAAAACTAGTTAAGTTCATGGCTTTGAATCCCGTTCGAGATGCGACCCGTTCATTACACCCGCCAGGTGTAATTGCTCCGAGCGTGCCGCACCCGAACGATTGCTCCGGTTACCTTCCGCGCTCTCCTTTCCTGGTTTTAGTTGCTCAATCCCCACGGAATCACATCAATAATCTCGAACGGCTCCCATACTCGCATGCTCGACTCCGGAATCATCTTGCCCCGCCACAGGGTCCCGCACTCAGGACAACTCCACTCATCCGAGCTCAACTCACCAGCATGCGACGCCTTGACGAAATGCGGCGAGCAGCACAGATCCGCGATATGAAGCTCAAGCGTCGCGTCCGGCATTGTCGCCCTTCGTTCTCGGCCTGCATTGCCGCCCCTGCCGCCGCAGTTCGGCCAGCTGCCGCTCGACTTCCCTGAGCCGCGCCTGCAACTCCCGCATGAGATCAGTTGTGTCGATCTGCTTCAGGTTCATGGGTCGCCTCATACAGCCTAATAGCCCGCCCCAGCCGTGACAGCGCGCCCTTGATCCCATTAATCTCAGCCAGCGCTTCCTTGCCCGGTACCGCCGCGGCCTTCTTCGCAGGCAGCCCGGTTGCGGGATCAACTGCCCCCGGCACTGGTTCCGGTTCCTTCGTGCGCAGCGGGTCGTACTTGTCGGGCCCGCTGTCCGGATACTGCGCATCGAGCAACTCGCCTGAGTTCTCCGTGCCGACCAGCTGGTACAGCAGCCGCACGCCTTCCTTCTCGTCGATGCCGAGGACTTCGCCCGACTTGGTCCCAAGCGTCATGGCATTCACCACCGCGGCAACCTGCACCGGCACATCCGCCTCGATAATCGTCGGGAAGTTGACCATCACTTCCACTACATCGGCCTTCGGTGGCGCTGCCTCATAGATCCATCGCTTGCCGTCGTGGCGCCGCGCAGCCTCGCGAATCACCAGCGTCGACGATGCGCCGTTCTTTGCCTCGCGCAGTTTGCCATTCGTCGCGCCCGCGCTGACCCGCAGCTGATAGGTGCCGAGGATAGCCAGGTCCTCACGCCAGACTTCCTGCTTCTCTGTGAAGTTCAATTCGGTCGGTCGATCGAGGCTGGTAGCCGTGGCCAGATTGGACGTGTTCATGTCCGAGAAGAAGGATTCAGGGAGCCCGAACACCATGGCCACCTGCAGCTTATACTCGCGAACCTCCGCGGGATCGCCGCCCGCGCCCTTCGTGTTGAACGCCTCGAGCTTCGTGCCCGGCCCGCTGACAAACATAGAGCCCGGGTTGGCCGTGGGATTGGAGTCCCATAAGGCAGCGTTCGGCCCGACCGTGGTATTCAGCTGCTGCTTCGCGCCCTGCATCGCCTGCTGGCCGCCCTTACTCGTCAGCAGCATCGAGAACTGTGCCAGCGAGTTACGAATGGTCATGCAGTCCTCGAGGAACCGCTGAACGGTCTTCGCATACCCAAGCGCCGCATAGACCAGAGGCAGCCCGAAATGCCACTTCCCCACGCTGCCGCACTTGCGATGCAGCACCGGCGAATCCCAGAGGATCGGCACGCCGCCCATCTCCGGCGGCTTCACTGCAGGCTCATACCCGAGCGCCGGGTACCAGGCCTTCATCGGCACATTGTCGATCGAGCCGTCGGCTTTGACGACGCGCTGCAGCCAGTCCCGCCGGTAGTACCATGGCACGGATGAATCATCCGGATCCGAAACCACGTCCATGATCTCGACAGCATCGATGGTCCGGACGTTCACTTCCCCCGTATTTTCCCTATCGGTGAAATTGACCCAGAACAGGTTGCCATCGTAGTACTTAGCGCGCTCCTGATCGCTCAATGCCACCTGACCCAGCACCGCTTTGTTGCGTTCCCGCCAGTCTTTGAGTACTTCGGCTGCCGCCTCATCGTTCGATGTAATCTCGACGCCGCGACCGAACACGTACTGCGCGCTGACGTTCATGCCGCGCTGCAGCATCGGGTCTTTGGTGCACCGCAGCCGGGCGATGAGGATGATCTGCTGGATGCCCCACCGGGTGAACTCGAGCCATGAAAGGTTGGTTTCACGGCGCCACTCGATGTTATTCAACATCAACTCGGTGTCGCCGTACGCGCCCTGCGCCAGGAACGGCAGCATGGTTTCCTTCAGTTGCCGCGGCGCGCTGCCGGACTTGAGCGTCGCCACATCGGGCACACGCCACGGCCCCGGCCCGGCCATTGCCAGCATCTCGTAGAGCTCGGAATCGTGCTCGCGCGCATCCATTTCCCGCAGCCGCTCGCGTGCCTGCAGCGTCGTCAGTTCATCGGACAGATAACCGATCGCGAGATCCTTGTTCGCCTCGCGCTGCATGGCGGCTGTGGCGCCGTGGATATAGGCCGGCAGGTTCGCGGGCTGGAAACGCGCCCTGATGGAATCGAGCAGATGCATTTGATTCAGTTTACGGCTAAACCACGAAAACCCTACTTTGTTTTACCGGTGCGCGCCGCATCAATGACGGCAATTCGCGTTTCAATGACATCGAGCCGCGATTCAAACCGCAGCCGCATCGCTTCATTGCGCTCGTTAAACGCCTTGATACGCCGATCCGTCAGCTTCTCCATCGCGTGGAACTGAACCCACGAGACCACACAGATGAAAATCAGCATCGGCAGCTGTGGCAGGATGTAATCGACCACGGCTTATGGTAGCCGTTTAATGAACCAGTGTCTGGAACCATTTCAGGACGGCCGTGCCGTGCGTCGAGCCGATGATGCCGGTCACGAGACTCACGCCGCTGACAATGCCCACCTGCCAGCGCCGGTTTGTTTCACGTGCGACATCGAGCGCTTTCCGCATCGTTTCGGCCTCTTCGAGGCGCTTTTCGATCGAAAGAATGGAGTCGCCCTGGGATTCCACCCTGTCGGGCAGGATTTCGAGTTGCGCGATGCGGTCACGCAGACCGCCAAGCCCTTCACCGACGTGCGCGTGGATGGCGGCAAACGATTCACTGTCACTGACGGCATGCTCATCGAGCCTTGTGTGCAGTTTTTCTGTGGCTGCAATAACTTCGGTGCGGGCGACTTCCTGATTGTCGAGGACGCGGTCCATGCTTTTGCTTAGCGCGGCAAGCGTACCCTGGACTTCCCCGAGCATACGGGCTGCCTGGGAGGAAGTTTCCATTTGCCTAAACATAGCAAAAAGCCCGTAAAGGCCGCATAAACCGCAAAACACCGGCCAGACGGCATGTAGAGCCATCGAGCCGGTGTTGATGCAGTGAGGACGTGTGCCCTCACCAGGTCAATAAGTCAGGCTGCGGGTGTGTTCGCCGTGACAGCAGCTGCGAGATCGGCGGAATTAGATGCGATCTTCGCCTGCAGATCAGTGAGGCTTTGGAGTTCCGCCGGGGTGGCGCCCTGAGCGAGCGCGTTCGCGACGGCCTGCCCGATCAGGTCGGGAATGCCGGTGATGAGTTTGACCGCCGATTGCTCGACGGAGGTTTCGTTTTCGACGCTCGTGGCGAGCGCGGTGATTTTATCGTCCAGAACTGACATGGTGTGTTTTCCTTGTGCAATCAGCGTATTGATGCCGGCGAGTATGGCGTTCGCGGTGGTCTGAAGCTGGGCAATCTGGTGCGCCTGGCTGCAGTCGTTGTTTCTGAGAACGCCGAACAGTTTGGGCATGCGGTCGGTCGCTATTGAGTATGCCAGAAAGCGACAATCAGGTCGACAAATGTTCTAGGACACGGGCTCGCTCATTCGGGCACAGATCAACTGAATTGCAGGCTGCAGATGGTCAGTTTCCCACGCAGGCGATTGCAGGAACGACCAGTCGTTTAAGGGGAAATACTGCACTTCGAGCGCCTCGCCATCGTCGGTGATCATCTCCAGAACGGCGTGAAAGCTGTTCAGCCTGACTTTGTCGCCGATCCTGACCGTGAGGATATAAGGCGGAATATGAACGCCTCTGTCTGCCATGTCGCACTGGTCGAATGAGGCGTCGATCAGGTGCCCGCCCGCGATTGCTATGCAATGGCCGTTCCATGCGTTTTTGGATGCAGGCCGGATCTGATGCGCCCTTCCCTTCATGTCGAGCCCGCTGACAAATGCGAGGTCGCGTGATTTCGACTGGACGACCATTGAGACGGGAACGGCTTGCGCTTTGATTCCGAACCGGCGAAGCACCTCAATCGTGATCCGGCTGGCAGCGATGCAGCTGTTGGGCGGGAAAAATTCGAGGATTACGGGCCGCGCCACACTGGCGTAGCGCCTTACGATGTCTTCGGCTCGCATTTGTGGCCGCGCTGCTTCGCCCGCTTCGCACTCATCGCCCCGCAGGGGCAGCGCTTCCCCTTCGGCGGCCGCCCGCCTGCGAATGTCTTTCGTGCCAGCGATGCCGCCCGCTTCATCTCGGAGATCGATTCACTTAGAGCCATTGACATTACCTCCATTGACTACCTCGACTGCGGCCACCTGGACCACATACTGATTTCGCTCATCGCGCCCCGCGGCCTCCGCATCAATCCACACCAGAGGACCGAAGACCCGCTCCGCTCCGCGGCGTGCCATCGACAGGCCCGACTCCGCGCGCGACGGACCAATCTCATTCGGCTGATTGACACCCAGCCGGATAGCCCAGCGGAACGAGCGCGGCTGCCTGTCTTTGGTAATGACTATGAAGATTGTCACTTTACTCTCCGCGCAAAAAAAGGGCGCGAAGACCGCGCCCCAGCCCAACCTACCGCGCCATCAATTCGTAGACCTTGCCTGTTAGCAGGTCGATTTTGCCGTTCAGTTCCCGGCGCAATTCTTTCGTGTCGCCGCGAATTTCCCGAATATCCTCGCGGATCGATGATATCTGGACGAGGCTGACTACCATGCTGGCGAGCACGGCGATAGTGGGAAGGCCGATTGCGATGTAAAGCTGAAGGTTCGTCACTCTTTTTTCTCCGACCGGAGTTGCCGGTCTGGCTTAATCTGTTACAACCCCATTTTACGACAAAACAGCAGCCGCATTCAAGGTGCCGCGATGACAGAACAGCACGGAACAACACACTGGCGGTGTTATCCTTTCACTGCCTCTGCAGTTTGATGAGACAGTCTGCCTTGAACTTCTGAAACGCTTCCCACGCCAGTTCGTATTCCTCCTGCGTGTCGTTGGGATAGAAGCGGAAATACACATCCGCCCACTCTTCCTTCGTGAACTCGTGGAGGCGCACTTCGTCGCTCATGCTTATCGATGGGGAAAGAAGAGCAGCCAGTAAACCCACTGGATCAGTCGCATATCGGCTCGGCTGGCCCGGTTACCAGCGGCCCGGCGTGAAGGAATCGCGAGTTCGCCGGAAACAGATCGCCAATGACCATGTGCTTGTAGCAGTCTTCGCTGGCGTTGCCCGGGTCCATTTCGTTGTACCAGAGATACTTCCGCACGCGATCATCCTTGTCGTTGTACCCCAGATGCCAGAGCGGCGCGCCTGTGATGATGCCGTGCGCGTGGTGGAGCAGCTGCTGCGGGATCGACGAGCAGTGGAAGTTGCCGCCCCATGGTGTTCTCTGGAACCGGAACTCTTTGTTGAACAGCCGGAACAGGCTCGGCCGCGCGAAGGTTTTATACACGCCATCGGTGCGGATGATGCGGTGCTGGCGAAACGGCCACAGGCTCATGTCCGAGTCCCAGAGGTAATAGATCGGCAGCTTGTAGGCGTGGGTCGGGCCTTGAATCGCGTGGTAGATGTGCGGTGCGGCGCGCTCGTCGAGGATCTCGTCGCCGTCGATGGCGAGCGCCCAGAATGGCGACTTCTCGTCGCCGCGGAGGTGGATGTCGGAGACTGAGCCCAGCAGCCGGGAGAGCAGATACTCGCGGTCCCTGCTTTCATCGAAGCCTTCGAAGGCGCTGCGAATGACTGTGATCTGGGGCGACAGTTGCTCGCAGAGTTCCGGCGTGCCGTCCTGGCTTCCATCATCCAAGATCCAGATGCGTTCGCAGATGGGCAGGATGGACTTGAGCACCTGGACGATCCAGCGGCTCTCGTTCTTAATCCGAAGCATCCCGTAAATCGTCATGTTGTCGTTGAATTCTTTCTTTGTGAATTGAGTGCCCAACTGCAAAGATTCGCTTGCGGATCCAGTTGTTCCTGAATATGGTCCAGCAGATCATGGATGGTTTTGGCAGTGCACCAGCTTTTCCTGTATACCTGAAAAATCCAATCGAGAACTGCGGCACTGCTTTCGCATCTTTCGAGATCCACGTAATAGTGCGGCCTGATGCGGTGCTCTATCGTCAGGTTGTTTGGATTGAACAGCCATTCGTTGTCTGGCTTAATACGGCTCTGCCTTTTGGAGAGCATCAGCTCCTGGAGACTGATTATCCTTGGTTTGCGGGTTGCCATCTTTGCCCCTAAATGATGCGCCCCCGATAGAAGCCTTTGAACCGCGGTACTTTGATTAAGTCGTATTCACGGCCTTCGACTGTGATCACTTCCGGCAGACGGTTGCACATCAGATCACCGCCGGAAAACTGGAGTTTCCACCATTCCTCCATGTACAGCGCGTTGGGCGGCCAGTCTTCCCAACGGGTCACATTCACCGAGTGGTAGTTGAAGTTTTTCCCGTTGAAGTAGCGGTTCCACTTATCAACGAACTCGCGCACGCCTCGCGCGATCCGTTCATTCGCCGCCGGGTCGTTCGTCGCTGTCGCATGGTGCGCGATCTGCACTTCCGGCGCCGCCGCGCACTTCCAGCCCGCCATCCGCACCCGCATAGCCAGATCACATTCGTTCTGATGGCCGATCTTGGTATCCATGCCGCCGACTTCGGCATAGCAGAGCCGGTTCATGATCCAGGCGAAGCCCGCCGCCCACTGGATCTCGGTGTAAGCGCCGCGGGGTATCTGGTACGCGCCGCCGTTCGGGTGAATCATGCCGATCTCATGGAACCGGTCGAGGTAGGAGCACAGCGTTTCGTCCCAGCCGGGTGTCAGGATCTCAACGTCATTGTCGAGATAAGCGATGTACTCAGACTGCGCGTGTTGCAGGATCTCGTTGACGGCGCCAGCGTAGCCGACGTTTTTGGGCATCAGCGTTGCCCCGAGGAATCTTTCGTTTCTGCACCTCGCGTCGCTAATGACAGCCACAGCGCGCGTTCCTTCTTCGTCGCTCGAAGGGTTATGCACAATATGGCAGCGCCAGTCTGTGCGGCTCTGCGCTTCGATCGAAGCTAGCGTCGCGCGCAGCTTCTCCGGGTTCCGGTAGCTGGCGACGCCGATATCAAGTCTGCGGCTCAATTCGTGCCTGCTCTCAGAATGCGGCTCCATCCGTACTTCGGATTGGCTCGCATGGTTTCAACGATCATCTCTGCTGCGCGAGTTTCGGTCAGACCGAGAGGCTGGAATTGCCTCTCGTAATCGGCTTCCCACCTTTGGAGTGCCTTACCGATCCATTCATCCCACTGAGCGTCATTGTCGATCTTATGGTCGAGGGAAAGTTTCACTGCCCACATTTTGATAACTTCGACCACCGGACCGGGCTTCAGTGCGAGCCGTTGCGTGTTGGTCATTGCTTGCCCCTCACGTATTTTTGCCAGACGTACTCGCCGCCGATGATCGCGCCAACAAACAAACCGAGCACCAGCGCCGTTATGACTCCCATCCGGGCGGATCCTCCCAGTCTTCGACCGGCCATTCGTCCGGATCGTCTGCCGACCATGCCGGGCTTGGCATGTTGATCACCAGCGCTTCGGTGTCGCCGTAGTTGTAGAGCGCACAAGCGTAACCTGTTGGCATGATCTGAACCGGATCGCCTTGGACAACATCGCTCGAATATTCAGTGAACTCGCCCCAACTCTCCTTCACGCGCCACTTGATCGTGACCCGCCCGTGAACGACGCAGAAGAGCCCGCGCCGTTTCATGTGCAGGTGTGGACCCTTGCGGGAATGCGGCGCGATGGCCGTCACATACACCTGATCCGGCCTGAGCTCCGGCTGCTCGAGCGCCGACCAGAGCGGCAGTATCCAGCCGTTGACCTTGCCTGCAGTGTCGCGCGTCTCGATCTTCATGTCACATCCACGCGAAGGTCAATTCCGCCCAGTTCTGATACGCCGGGTCGTTGCACTCTTCCCAGTACGCCACCGCTGCCTTGCGGCAGGCTTCGAACTTTGTATCCGGTTTCTCCGGATGCGGCCCTTTTGTTTCGCCCTTCGTTGCCTCGATGTCGGCTTCATAGTCCGCGCTGGTGTAACACCAGGTCCTGTGCCGTTCTTTCATCGATTCAACTTCGCCCGGGTACAGCCCCACACGGACCGTCCACATCGCCTTCAGCGCTTCACGTGGCATCACTTCCTCCGGTACCACTGCGGCCCCATCTGCTCAAACCCCACCGCCGTCAACAGCGGATCCCAGTCCTTCTCATACCGATCATTCACCGCCAGATGCATCGGCATCGCCCCTTCCGCGCCACTCCCGCACGCAAACGCATTCTGCGCCACAAACAGCCCGCCCGGCTTCAACGCCGCATACGCCGCCCGCACCCAGCACTCAACATCGGTCACATGCTCCAGAAAATCCAGCGACACCACAGCATCGTAAGGCGGAATCAGCTGCGGCGGCCGCCAGTCCGTGCTCATGTGATGCGCCGGATAAGCCCCGGTCTGCCGCCAGATCCGGAACAGCGCATACTCGGACGTCCTCGACGCCAACAGATCGTGATACACCGGCTTCAACCCCGCGCGGATCATCGAGAGCGTCAGATCCCCGATGCCATCCCCCAGGCACAGCACACGCCGCGCGCCTTCGTGCTTCAGCCGGGTCACAATCCCCGAGCACATGCCGCAGTAGTTGAAGCCCGGATCTTCGTGGTATGCCGAGAGCTCCCAGATGTAAGAGATTGTGCGCCGGTACCAGCCGAGCAATGCTTCATCGCCCTGCGGATTGCATGCCCGGAAGTCATCACTGACGTCGTTGTGCAGCGGCCCGAACCCTCTGGCAAGTACTTCCATTGCATCCTCGAGCGTGATCCCGAGAAACAGCGCTATCTCCGTCGCCCGGTCAGCCTGCGCGAGCCGCAGGGCGTTCTTGATGCCGTCCTCGATCGACTCGGTTGAAATGCACGGCGCAAACGTGGTGTCGATGGGCCGCGGCGCCAGTCCGCGAAAGTCCTCGTGCCGGCACGCCAGCACATCGGGGTTGACCAGCTGCGCGATATCGAACCGGCTCATACGGCGCGACACGCCGAACTGCTGAATGCGGGCGCTGCTTGGGCTCGTCACTTCCTTCCAGACGAGGCGCGCCGCATCCCACGCCATGAGCGGCGAGAACCAGCGGTTGCTCACCTGTGGCGTCTGCCCGGCAATCATCGCCTCGAGCGGGTTCTCGCGTACCTGCGGTTTCAACGGGCGGATGCCGAGGATGAACGTCAGGCGCAGAATCGTGGCATTGATGCAGGATAGTTCTGCGATTGCCTTCTGGCGACCGTAGTGATTGACGGGCTTACTGGCTTTGGATTCGACCGGGCCGTATGGCGCCCGATCCCCATGATGAACAGCCTGTGAGCTGATCTGGATCATGCGGGCGTCGTGCAGGCCACACCAGGCGGCGATTCGTACCGGGATGCCGACGTTGATGCGCATATAGCGGTCGGGCTCGCGTTCGACGACGTCGACGCGGGATTCGCCGGCGAAGTTGATCACGACGTCGGGTTTGAGTTCGTTGAGGATGGCGTCTGGCTGGCCGTTTGATTCGAGGTCGATGCCGCGGGTGATCGGGTCGGCGAGGCGGCGGATCCAGATGGGGTGAATGCCGTCGGGGGTGCAGAGGCGCATGTGCTGTGCGATGATGCCGGACGCGCCGAGGATCAGGACTTTCATTTCGCGGAGCCTGCTATAACTTCCAGCGATCCGGCTATATCTTCCATCGATAAAGCGATTGACGCCAGGAGCCTTACTGTTGCAATCCGCGCATCGGACTCAAAACTAGGTTGAATGACAGATTTCCGAAGTTGCTCGAACTCAGATTCGACTACCTTAAGAGTTTGCTTTATGAAGTCCTGACTCACTTCGAATCCTTCTCTGGCGATTCCGGTTTGGTCTCTTGAAGTTTGATGTTTGCCGGTTGCTCGATCGGATAGCCGGGCAACCATGCCCAGCCGAGATAATCGAGGACTTCCACTTCAGCGCTCTCAAAAGCGCCTCGGTCCGTGCGGCTGCATTCTGTAATGAATCGCGTCATGACACCACCGGCTTCAGCCGTGACGGGCATCAGAAAACAGCATCCGCGCCGGGCGCCGCGCATGCCTTCTTTGGTCTTTGGCGCTCCCATCACGCGCCAGACGCTAACGGCGCCTGTGTCCGTTCTCAGCAACTTGTCGCTTTTCGCAATCAGTTGTTCAAGCACATCCATCGCTTTGTCGTCGATCACTTCGCCACCTCTGCCGGGAACAGGTGCGCGAACTGCGAGCGCTCGCGCGGTTGGTTCCAGTTATCGACTCCCCATTTTTCAATGAAGATCCGCATGTTCGGAATGAAGTCGCCGCCGGTCGTTGGCCCGCCGCGGAACGAGCTCACAAGCTGCGAATGGTCGACGAAGCACTGGTCGCAGATGCCGAGCTTCATGCCGGCTTTGCGCACGCGCAGACAATAGTCGTCGTCCTCCATCCCGTAATAAACAAAGCGCTCGTCGAGCAGCCCGACGGTGTTGATCGTTGAGCGCGGGATGTACACGCAGATGAAGCAGACCGTCCGCGGGTCATCGCGCAGACCCAGCTGGTTGCGCGGGTGCTGGTTCGGGTTGCCGGTGGTGTTGCAGGCGGCAGAGATGATGCCGTATTCGGGCTTGTCGCAGTGGTGGGATTCGAGCCAGTGGAAGCCGTAGCGGGATTTCAGCAGTGCGTCGTCGTTGAGGATGATCACGTCGTCATCGCCAGCGGCCAGAATGCCGATGTTCACATTGCGGGAGAAGATGAAGGGCTTGATGCCGGATATGCCGAGCAGCGGACCGCGACCACTCCCGCCGTTATCTAATGCGGAGCAGAACGGCCAGTCGACGCCGTCGTCGACCACGATGATGCGGGCGGTCTCCCCGGCGGCGCGAATGGCCTTCACGCACGGCACCAGATTCGACGCGGATTTCGAGGGAATGATGATTGAAAAGCTCATGGCGCCTCTATGACTTCGATCACTTCCGGATAGAACTTCGCTGTTACGCTGATCGGTCCAGCCGCATCGAAATCGACGACGGGCCCGGCATAGGCAGCATTCAGCGGGTCGCCGGTTTCAACGTCGAACAGAAGCGCCGAGCCTTTACCTGGAAACGGCCCTGCTCCTTTCGGAATCGTCAGCCGCAGCCCGACTTTCCGATACTTCATCACTTCACGGCCTCCAGCACGGCGCGAATCTTCCACACGCGCTCGCGCGGATCCTCGCCCGACGATTCCATCTCAATCAGTTCGATCACTCTGAACGCCGCGGTAATCCCGTAGAGCTTCGACAATCTCTGATGTGCGAACGCGCCGTGCTCGAAGTATTTGAATGTTCCGAGGCAGAACGGCGAGACATGAGTCGGGTCCTGGAAATAGCCGACACCGCGGGCGGCGTTCGGCGTTTCGACGACAGCGCGGGCGCCGGGCTTCAGGACGCGATGAAGCTCGTTCAGGAAGTGGATGCGGCCGAGCGGGTGACGTAGATTGCTACCGAGCGGATAGCACTTTACGCAATCTGTGTTCTGATGAGCGCAATCGCCGATGTGCTCGATCACGTCACCGGCGAAGACTTCGTCAACGCTCGACGTTTCCCACGGCCACGGCCCGGCGAGATCGACCAGTTCATCAGCCGGTTCAGCGATATCGATTGAGACGAAGCCGTCGAGACGGCGATCTGCGGCGCCTAAGTTCAGTTTCATTTGCCTGCTTTCTTTCCGGCTTTGAATTGAGCCGCGTTCGGGCACGTCGCCCAGTGCGGCGTTCCGTCCGGATTGACCGGTGTCATCTTTCCGGCTGGCGTCTGCTTCCATTCGATTTCAGCGCCGCAGCCGCGGCATTTCGACGGCGTCATTCCATGACCTCGCGGCAGTGTTGATCCCATTCCGGCACGCGGGACCAGTGGTGCGGCGCGTCCTGCATGGCTTTCGGCTCGTATGCTTTCGAAGTGTTACCGGCGTGGATGCGCGCGATCATGCGCGGGTCAGCGCCTCGCATCAGGTTCATCGTTGAATCGACGACGATCTTCACTTTGGCGTGCGCGACCTGCTTCAGCCAGTCGGTGTCCTCGCCATAGCTGGTATCGGGAAACGGGAAGCGCTGCCAGACCGAGCGCCGGTACATCAGCGAGGTGCCAAGGATGGAACCGGTATAGAGCCACGCCTCGCCTGAATCGTCGTTCTCATGACGCGGACAGGATTGCGTGATCTCTGCGCACAAACACGGCGGCTCGCGCCAGAAGAGCATCTCGGTGTAGCCGACCACGTCCGCGCCGGTCGCTTCCATCAGCGCGACCTGTTCTGCGATCCGGTTCGGTTGACTCCAGTCGTCGTCATCCCAGTGGCAGATGATGTCCGGGTGAATGCCAGTCCAAATCCCTTCCACAGACCAACTGATCGCCCATGAGGCCGCTTCATTTCGCAAGGCTCCCACCGTTTTGCCGTCGCGTTCACCCCGACAATAGATATGCGCCCCTGATGGCGACCCGAGCGGATCCTCGCCTGAATCGTAGATGACGAGGCACTTGCGCTCATACGTCTGGGCCCGGAAGCATTCGACAGCGCGCCGCGCCAGCGCCGGGCGATCCCGCGTCAACATCACCGCGCACACCGTCGGCTCGGTCATGCAATCCTCTTGGCCTTCCCGCACTTGTGGCCCAGCATCTTCCGCGCGTTCATCTTTTTTCCGCATCCGGCGCACTGCCTGATCACCGGCGGCCGCCCTCTTTTAGCCACCCGGTCATTGTTCCACCGAATTAGTACCAAATCAACTATTTCCAAGATTAAATATCTTAGATTGTGATTCTGTACGGCTGCGAGAACTGCACCTGCATCTCCGCATCGCTGTTATCGATCAGCAGTTCCGTCACGCCCCACACCAGCGCATCAAGACGATCCGGCGACGGCTCATTGCCCTGCGGCGTCCACTCGCACATCTGGTCCTCAAGATCCTCGAGCATGCCAACGTGATGCACCCGCCCCTGCTCATAGAGCGCACTCACCGGCTCGGCCCGGATGTACTTCCCGCGCGAAGCCCGCACCGCCCGCACCGCGATATTCGGATCCACGCCGCGAATGTTGGCTTCGACCAGATCCCCGCCGTTATTCACTTCGCAGACAATGCGATCGGCCTGGTGGTACCGGTAGGCCGCGACTGCCACCTTCGCCCAGCCGAGCACCGATTCCCGGCACGACAGATCCCTGAGCACCAGCACGTGCATGGTGTCGGTAAGCGCCAGCACGACTATGCCGGTTTCGTCCGAGTTCTCGCGATGCGTGACAGCCGGGTCGATGGCAATGATGGTCCGGACCAGCCGGTCCCGGCGGATCTGCTCGGCGTGTATGCGCGTGGCGTCCAGCAGGCTTCGCGTCCACAGCGCCCCGGGCACATCCTCGAGGATCTGCGCATGAATCTCCTGCCGGCCAAGCCGCGTGCCTTCGTACGGCGCGATCACGCGCGAGTAATAGCGCTCTGACAGGTTCGCTCTGTTCTCATAGCTCGATCCGCGGGTGATGACCGTATCGGGCGCCGCGACGATCTCCTTCAGTGTCTTGATCGGCTTCGGCGTGGTGGTGATGATGCCGCGCAGGTCCGGCGTGATAACACGAAAGCCGAACATGATCTGGTCGAATGCTTCTTTTGGATAATTCCACGCACAAATTTCATCTGCCCAGAACTTGGTGAACTGCGGTCCGCGGAGTCGTTCGGGCTCATCCGCGGACCGCGTTATACCCACTGCACCTGATGGGAACTCGACCAGATGCCGTGAGGATGTGAATATCGGCCTGCGTGCCGAGGGATAGCACTGCAGCAGCCCGGATGGCCCCTCAATCATCACGTCGCGAACGTCGGCCACTGTGGGCGCAATCATCAGTATGCGGGCGTTCGGGTCTTCCGCCCACTCTCGCACCGCTTCAGCACCGACTCGGGTCTTGCCCCAGCCGCGGCCCGCGAGGCAAAGCCAGAGCAGCCAGTCCGTGCGGGTTTCGGAAGCGCCGCGGGTCCCGGGCAGGATCTGGTTCGGGCGGCCGTTCCAGCGCCAGTCCCAGAGAATGGAATCCGCCGTTTCCTCGTCGAGATCACTGAACAGTTTCGCCCGATCGGATTCGCTCAGCAACGCCAGCGATTCGATCTTCGAGAGCGCGTTTAGCTGTGTCGGTGTTGCGGAATTCAATAGGCCCATCGTTTTCCCCGGTGAATACGGCCTTGACGGTTTCGCGCCAGCCCATGCGCGTCTTGGCCCAGAAACATAACGCCCCGAGGTTGCCCTCCTGCATGAGCTTGACCAGCCCCTGTGCGCACAGCCCGTTGACTTTGGTTACACCGACAGCCAACTCGTGACTGAAGTGCTTACGCATAGTCTTGAGATCGATGCCGCGGGTGCCGAGACAGCGGGCTATGTCTTCCCGTCGGATGCCAGCGCCGGTCATCACGAGTACGGCAGTGCGGTCGGCTTCAGTGGGCTGGTATGGTGGCTGGCCGCGGCCTCTTTTATTAGGCTGGGAAGTATTCAAACTGCGGCTTCCTCCGTTTCTTCCTTGATGGCGTCCTGACGCTCGAGTTGGCGCCCGAATTTGACCTGTTCGAAGGTCAGGCCGGCGTGGCCGTCGAGCGTGGCCTTTTTGCCGGTCAGTTTCTCCCAACGGGCTACGATCACATCGCAATAGGCGGGATTAATCTCGAGTCCGTAACAGCGGCGCTCAGTGGCTTCGGCGGCGATGAATTGCGGCCCTGATCCGGCGAATGGTTCGTATGCGATCTCGCGGCGTCTCAGGTGCTTCAGGATCGGGCGGCGGAATAGTTCGACCGGCTTGGGAGTGGAATGCGCAAAATCTTTGCGGTCAGCCATAGAGACGCCGCTTACATCCCAGACGGTAGTGTCTGTATGCCCCGTAAGATTTACTGGCTCATGCCCTTTGACCCAGCCCATGAAGCAAAGCTCGTGTTTCCAGTGGTACTGGCCACGACCAAAAACCAGAACGGGTTTAACCCAGATGATCTGGCGATGGAGGATAACGTGCGCAGCAGCAGCAGCAGCAGCAGCAGCAAAGAATCCTTGGGTGAGCATGGCGTGCCACAGATACCACGCTGCGTCAGGCTTCAGAACAATCAACGCCGCACGAAAAGCCTTCTCAAGAAACGCCTGCAATGCCTCGTCCTCGTGATGATCGCCTGAAATCTTCGCGTATGAAACGCCGTGCTCATGGAGTTGTGCGCTGTCGTAACTGATCCCGTACGGTGGGTCCGTGTTCATCAGCCCGGCCCGCTCGTCACCCATGACGCGCTGCACATCCGCCTCGCTCGTCGAATCCCCGCACAACAGCCGATGCCCGCCCAGCAGCCACAAATCACCCGCCCGCGTCACCGGATCCACCGGCACCGGCGGCACTTCATCTTCCGCCGCATTCGGCACCAGCGTGAACTGATCAATTTCCCGCGAATCAAACCCGGTCAGCGACAGATTGAACTCAAGCGCCTTCAGTTCCCCGAACTCAATCGACAGCGCGTCCAGATCCCAATCCGCCCAGTTCACTGACCGATTCACCATCAACCGGAATGCCTTCACCTGCGCCTCCGACCAGCCATCGCAGAAGATTGCAGGCAACTCCGCAAACTGCTTCGATTTGACGGCCGCCTTCAGCCGCAAATGCCCATCGATCACTTCACCCGATGAGCGCACCAGCATCGGCACTGTGAACCCGAATTCCGCGATCGATGCCACCATCCGGTCGACGGCCTGATCGTTTTTTCGCGGGTTCCGCTCGTATGGCTTGAACCACTCGATCGGCCGATAAACCACCTCGAGCCGCGGCGCATCCGCCTTCGGTTTACGTGAGCGCAGATCCGCCTCCTTCCGCCTGCATCATCACCAGCAACAGCTTCGCATCCGCCTCGATCGCAAGCGCCGCCGTCACAAGCACCCGCAGCGTCCCGTGATAATCCTCCACAGCCTCGGGCAGATGCTTCAACTGGTCGTTCAGGTGCTTCGCCATATGCATCATCCGGCCCCAGATCACAATCGCCGGAACGTGCTCGCCCGGTGGTGGCGCGGGCGGCAGCGCCGGTTTCCCGTTCACCGCCGGCGGAAAGTGAATCGTGCGCGTACTCATCCAGACGCCTCTTTCGTCTCACCTTCAGGCTGTTTCGTCTCGCCTTCGAGGATCTTCCGCGTTTCGTCCTTCTCCGCACTCGCCGCCTGCTGGCGCTTGATGGCTTCGATCTCCTGCGGAGTCACTGACCGCGGCGGCTTGCGCACGATGGGTGCCTGTGTTGTCCGCGCCAGCGCCCCGTACTCGGTTTCGCCTTCGCGCATGACCGGCTTCGATCGAAGCGGTGGCATGAGTTTCACTAGCGCGATACTGGTCACCGTCTGCAAAATTTCCGGTGCAACGGTATCCCCGGCACCAGCTGCCAGTTGCTTCGGCCTCTCATCCGGCGGCCGCTCACTTGGAATCCCATCGGGAAATACCTCCGAGGCCCCAATGGCGTCCTGCCCATCGAGCGGTGGGTGCGAATTGCAGTAGACCCGCCGCAGTTCGATCACACCCGGCCACCTGGAATACAGCCGTACCATCCGCATCGCGAGCCACTTCGCCTGTGCTTCCGACTCGCACATCGATCCCAGTTCGGCCGCGATCGCACCCCGGGCCCCTGCCTCCGACGGAAAGAACTCCATCGCTGCCATGATCTCCGTGCACAGCGTCGCGCACTCCGACGAAATCGCCGGCGTCATCTCGCGCTGTTTCGGCGGTCTGCCCCTCGCTGCCAGCGCCTGGCCTCGAGCACAATCGCAGCGTTTCAGCCCCGTGGGTGTCTCGATCCAGCTGCCGCCGAACGGCCAGCACTTCTCGCATGCTTCCGGTAAATTCATTTACTGCCTCAGTAACTTCGCAATTGCATTCACTTCCTCGCGCCGCTTCTGGTTTTTGTCCGGCGCGCGCGGCCTCGCCCCGTTCCCGTTTACCACTACCGGTCGCTTCCAGTCCACACGCAGCCAGTACCCGAGAGTCGATGAGTTCAGCAGCCCGGCGGCCACCCTTGCGCGAAGGTGCCCCAGCGCCTGTTCCTGCTGACCCTGATCGAACGCTTTCCAGTACTTGTGGTTCAACGCAAAATCCTCGTCGATGGCGTCAGATCGTGCTGCCCGCCACGCGGCCACTAAAGGCGCATAGGTTGCGTCGCATTCCCATTCCGCAGGGAGCCGGATCGGTGGTGGTGCCGCTGCTGGCGCCGTGATCCCCACATTCCCCACAGAAGCTTCTCTACAACAACTACTACTACTCTCTTCTTCTGTATCTGCTTTCCATCTGCTCTCTATCTCCATCTGCTCTTGGTCGGAAGTGTGTCTGGACTTTTTTGAGTACTCGTCCTTATATTTCAGTATCTTGGGAATTTCGATTTGCCATCGATTCTCCGTCGATTGCAAAGAGATCAGGTTTTTTTCGGCGAAACAAAGTGCAAACTTCCTCCAAACTCTGACCGAACAGTGACAAATCGCCGCCCATTGTACGACCGAATGAGTGGCCACCGGACTCAGTTTTCCGGGCTCCATGGGCGCCGCGATGTGCTCGACCATGAGCCAGTAAACGCCGTAGGCTTCGGCTCCGAATTCTTCGAGCAGAAACGCGATTGCCTTGTCGGCGTGAGCCATGGAAAGATGTTTCAGCCACCGCATTCATGCCGCCTCCAAATTCTTTGGTTCGCCGTCCATGAGCCGATGCACTTCCTCGATCCAGATGGCGCAGTCGTATTTATTTGAATACGGGCAGATCGAGCCGATGGCCAGGTAGATTTCGATCTCGGGTTTGCCCTGGTGGGCTTTGATGACGTTCTCGATCATGCGGGCGGATTGGGCGCGGAGTGCGTCGGTGCGGGTGCCGGCGGGTGCGTATGCCAGGGTGGCATTCTGGCTGCGCTCGGCATGAGAGAGGTCAGCCATCAGGCGACCGCCCTCGTGCGGGGTTTATAGACGGCGGCGATGTGCTGCGCCAGCGGGAAGGGGATCTTGGCTATCTGGGCCGATGCGGCTTTGCGGGCCTGTGAGATCACTGCGGCGTCCTTCAGTCCGTTTTCATTCTCATGCGGGCTGGTTAGATGAACGCCTTTTCCGCCATTGCGCCGCGGGTCTGAATAGACCGGGACTTTCTGCCCCGCTGGATTGGCCTTTCGGCCACGCATAGCATCTATACCGGCCGCAACGCTGCCCGACCATTTCAACTCCGTTCCGTCGTTCCTTCCGAGCGGTCCATTGCCAATCGGCAAATGCTGATGAAGCAGCTTCCGCTGGCCATATTTCAAATCGTCCATCGCCCGCTTTGGTGGCACCTTCAGCGCAATCGGCATGAGCGCTGGCACATCACCCCACAGATGGAAACTGCCGTAGTTCCAAACGCTTCGACCGACCCACGGCTGGGCGCCACGGACATTTTCAACGATGAGCGGGATGTATCGGCCCGCAGCTTCGCAGGCTTCCCGCTGAATCCGAAAGCACGCATCGAACAGGCGATTATCCGGCCCTTCGGTTTCCCACTTCCGCCGCAGCGCCTTCGCCGCTTTGGAGTTCTCCGGGTTACTGGATCTGCTCCACGGCATCGCCAGGTAGCTGTAGTTCTGGCATGGCGGCGAGGCGACGATAACGGCGGCGTCCTTAAACTGGCTGCCGTGCAACGTGAGCACATCCTGAATAACCAACTGGCCGGGATAACTGACCAGCCTGCGCCTCGTCTGTGCGTTCGGCCCTTCCATACCAAGACTGACCGCGCAGCCTTGGGTCCAGCCGCGCTTCTCAACTGGCTTCGTATGCTTGTGGCCGTCGTCATCTCCGGATACATCCGGCATCCAGTACTCATGGCGCTCGATATCGAAGCCGACCACATCGTACCCTTCGGCCAGAAACCCTTCGGCCCAGCCGCCTAAACCACAGAACAGATCGAAACAGAGCGGCCGCATCTCAGGACCCCTCCGCAACTGCCGGTGGCAAAAAAGTGCCAAAACGAGGACTCTGAAACGGCGATTTTGTCGAATGTATAGGGGATGAGGCGGGTAACGCGATGGTCTGCAAAACCCTTATTCGTCGGTTCGATCCCGACCCGCACCTCCATAAAAACATTGATAAATACATCATTTTAAAAGGCTTTACGCCCGCTCCTGTTTTGGCTCTGGTTTGCCCCGGATGGCGCGTTTTTGGCACTTTTGTCTCCTGTAGGTGGCAAAAAAGTGCCAAAAGAATTGTATTATGATGAGCACCTATGAATGACAAAGTTTGCCTGAGATGCGGCCATAACTGGGTGCCGAGAATAGAGAGACGGCCAGTCCAATGTCCGGTGTGTAAAAGCCCGTATTGGGACAAGCCAAGAAACAAAGAGGCAGGTAAACCGCTGGGTAGGCCACCCGGTTCTGTTGGCAGAGGCAGACCGCGATCCGGTCTAACACCGATACCACTTCCGATTCCAGCAAAACTGATCCCGGTGGATTTCAACGAACGCGAGCAACTCATCGCTGACCTCGATCTCTGGCGGCGGAAGAATGGCGTCGCTTTAGAGACGGAGCGGTCTCTCCGGAATCGGAGCACCGCTCAACTGCGGAAGATGTATGCAATGGCTCGTGATCCAACGACTCGGGTCTTATCCAGCCTGAATCGTACATGGAAGAAACAACAGCGGGCTTGAGTCTCGCCTGCTCCAGTTTCAGCATTCCCTCATCGATGTGATCGGCGGTGATGTGCACGTACTTCATGACCGAGCGCAGGTTGGCGTGGCCCAAAGTTGCCGCCAGAATCGGGAGCGGCATTCCGTCCGCAGCTGCCCTCGTGGCAAATGTGTGACGGAAATCGTAGGGTACGAAAGCTAACTTACAGGCGTCAAGAACCTCGCCGTGAATCCGCCACGTCGGCCCGCGGTGCTGCTGCGGATCCTGCGGCGAAGGGAAGATGAACGGGCCGGGTCCCGACATTCGCCGGGCGAGAATGGCGGTCGATTCGAGCGTCAGCTTCAGTCGGCGCCGGGCAGCCTTCGTTTTTCCGCTCGCGATGTAGAGCCAGCGGTTCATCAGGTCGATGCTGTCTTTCCGGAGCTCGAGAAACTCTTCCGGCCGGCAGCCCTGCTGGAGCATCAGGCGTCCGAAGTCGGCCAGATCAAGATAGGACTCCTGCCCGCGGGACGGAATGAACCGGGCCGCTTTGTCCATCCAGCGGCACGTATCGAAGTACAGCCGTTCCTGTGCCGGGCTCAGAATGTTCATCCGAACGGCATCGGCGTCAGATGGGATATCGACCTTGCGAATCAGGTTCTCGCGTGCCCAGTGCTTTTTCGTCGCGTATTGCCAGAACAGGCTGAGCGCGTGCAGGTCATGCCGGACCGAGACTTCGGTGATCCTCATCTTCCGCCGATATGCCTTGAAGTCCTCGATGTCGCCGACCGTGATGGCCGAGACCGCCTTCTTGCCGAAGAAGATCCCGGCGGATGTGAACGAGCTCCTGATGCGCAGATACGAACCGCGGCGATCGCCCCTGTACTCGCCTTCAGCCCATGCGAGAAATTGTGTAGCGGCGTCACTGAACGGCAGTGCCTGGATCTTCAGAAGATGAGCTTTCCCATCGAGAACCAGCTGCCTTGCCGCGGCTTCCTGCTGCTCGGCCTTTTTCCGATTGTGTTCGGTGGCCGCCAAGCCGGTCGGCTGGTTGTATTGCACGCCGTCGACCTTGAACCGGATGTACCATTTTCCGTTCGACTCTCGCATTTCCCTGTTCCTCGCGTGGAGTGACTTCGCAACCAATTTTGTATTGCTCGATGCTTTCCGGGCGGTAGCGGACAATGCCGCCGATCTTGAGATAGA